ATACGCTAATCAAATGAGTGTGGTTAAATCTGATTAAGATTGACTTTAACCAAATAAGAGTGAATGATAAGATTACCTAATTATAGGATAGCCAATAAGAAGTGATTAAACTGATTGAGCTAATTAATCTAACTGCTCTTAATAAAGATACGCTAATCAAATGAGTGTGGTTAAATCTGATTAAGATTGACTTTAACCAAATAAGAGTGAATGATAAGATTACCTAATTATAGGATAGCCAATAAGAAGTGATTAAACTGATTGAGCTAATTAAAGTAAGTTAATAGATAAACCAAATATGAGTGCTCGATAAGATTAGGCTAATTAAAAGTTAGGATCAAATAAATCTAACTTTCCCTTCGTAAAACGATTGGGGTATCCCTTTATAGGATATATAGGGGTAAGCATAAGTTTGAGGTTATTAAGAAAGAGTCAATGACTACCTTTAACAACTAATAACCTTTCCTTCTAAAACTGACAGCAACAAGAAGTTACTTTAGTCGGCTAGTCTTAAGTCAACACCTTGAATGGTTTTCCCTTTTAATGAGAACGCAACTACCGGAGCTGTTGACACGCTCCTATGTTGCTCTGGCACTTTATGAGGCACTTCAATAGTGCTATTAAAGATCTCCCTTCTTAAAGCAACAATTATTCTCCCTTTTAATTTCCATCTTCCTTCGGAAGCTGTCAATTCCAACACAAATGATATGGCTCAATGTAAAGATGGCCCTATATACAAATTTTCCCTTTTGATATATAATAAAGCGAAGTAACCAACAAAGAGAGTTGCCTAATATGTGGAGTCCCCATACATATGATTAGAGGGTGTGTGGTTTTAACGGAGTTTTTCTCATGAGTAACGCTTTAGAATATGCCATGAATAAGGCAAAATCGTTTAAGACACGTAAAGAGTTCTTGGAATACTTAGCAGGTATTCTCCCTAAGCTTGATACAGAGCAGGCTAAAGTCGCGGCTCAGTTCATTGAAGATGAGGTCATTAAAGAGTCTCGTACTAACTACTACCAGTACGTGAAACTGATGGGGCCTGTCTTAATGGGTGAGTTCATAGACGGCAGGCATATAGAGATCATCGCTATGAAGCTACAGAGAGCCGCTGAGAGGGCAATGAAGAAGGGGACGAAAAGATACAAGCTCAAGATTAACATGCCCCCCGGAGCCTCTAAGACGCAGCTCTGTAGCAGGATGTTCGGATCTTGGGTAATCGGAAGATGGCCTTGGGCAAAACTCCTTATCTGTACACACGGCCTCGTATTTGGCCGAGATGAGATTGGCATGAAGATGCTAGACATCATGAGAACGGATGAGTACAGGAAGATATTCCCCGAAGTAGAGCTTAGGGAGGATAAACAGACCGCAGGGCGGTTCTTGACCACAGACGATGGTGAGATGTTGATTACCTCTTTAAGTGCAGGCACGAGTGGTAGAAGGGGACACCTTGTATTGTGCGGTTTAAATTCCTCTACCGTTATAGAAGAAAAACGAGGGATAATTAGCTTAGATGAGTTAAATCAAGGAGATAAGGTCCTCGGGGAGAGCGGGTGGCAGGAAGTCACAAGAGCTATTGCGGATCGGCAGTTGGTAGTGTATACTGTAAATGGTAGGATTCAGGTCAGCGAAGACCATAAATTCATGACACAACGAGGTTGGGTAGCCGTAACAGAGCTCCTTCCCACCGATAAAATTAAAGGATTACCGCTATGGACCAGACTCAAGACAAAAATGACGTACCTATTTGGAAGACCCCCACATATAGCTCATGGAAAACCATGATAGCTCGATGCACAAACCCTAACGACAAGGATTACCAAAACGTAGGCGCAAAGGGGATAAAAGTCTACGAGCCATGGAAAGACATCTCCGAATTCGTTAAGGATGTCGGTTTTCGCCCAGAAGGAACTTTCCTGAGCAGATTAGATCCTTCTAAAGACTTTGAACCTAGTAACGTAACTTGGAAGACAAAAGTAAGCTCTAGGACGAGTGAGATGTATGGCATCTGGAAAGGTATGAAAGATCGTAGCTCCGGGGGGTCAAAGTGCAGAGGGAACTACCTACGTAACGACATTTGTGTTTGTGATGCTTGGATGAACTCGGAGGATAGCTTTTACCAGTTCTGCCTAGATATGGGGCCAAGACCGTCTAAGAAGCACTCCATAGAGCGTATAGATAACTTAAAAGGGTACTCTCCTGATAACTGTAAATGGGCTTTACCTAAAGAGCAAGGTAATAATAAAAGCCCGTGCCACTTTGTTGAATTTAACGGGGAGCGTAAGACGATTGCCCAATGGGCAGAAGCGGTCGGGCTTAGCCATTCCGCTATGGACTATCGGCTAAGGACGCTATTATCCACCCCGTCTAGAACTCGCCAACGGAAAGTCATCCAGTATACGCTCGCGGGAGTGAAATTAGTAGAGTATCCGTCTATCAAGCAGGCGGCGGAAGCGACAGGTATAAAACGCGGTACTCTCCAAAAATGTCTATCTGGCGGTAATGCAAGTGCAGGAGGCTTTAAATGGTCTTACGTAAACTGATAGACTACATTTACGGATGGGAGCGTGTTAAAGAGATAACCGTCTCTATAACCCCTAAAGATGCGTATTTTGTGGATATCACCTGTGAACCTGACCACGCTTACTACCTAGGCGATCCTAAGTCTAAAATGTGGACACTCTCTCATAATTGTGACGACGCGGTTATCGAATCCGACGCGTTATCTAAGGATATAAAAGCGAAGAGAAACAGTGAATACACCACAAACATCAGAACTCGCTTCCAGCCCGGATACAACTGTGCGGAGATCGTTTTGGGTACGCAGTGGAGTCAAGGTGACCTCTTTGATTACGTAGAAGAGGCAGACAAACACTCTACCGATAAATGGGATATCGTCAAGTTTCCTGCTCTTTTAACTGACCAATCCTCCGAAGCTATACGTAAGAAGGACGATCCTGAAGATGCCTATCTCCCCGGTACATCATTCTGGCCTGAAATGTATACAACAGAGCAATTAGAGAACATACGCTCCTCTATGCGTAACGATATGGCACGTTGGAACGCGCTATACATGCAATCCCCTACGCCGGAAACAGGGGCTATCTTTAATGCGGAAGACTTTAGAGTATGGAGAGATACAATACCCCCTCCTGTGCACACAAAACTGCTCGTACTGGACACCGCGTACACAAAGGGCAAGCAATCCGATCCTAGTGCTTATGCTATGTTCGGCATCTTTAACAGAACTGAGGGCGGCCAAACAAGGCCAAATATTGTTCTATTGGATGCGAACAAAGGAAAATGGGACTTTCCTGAGCTTATTCGGCGTGTAGAGACGCTCTATACCCGTAAGAAGCCGGAATACATCGTTATTGAAAAACAAGCCTCTGGATTAGCCCTTATCCCCGAGCTCCGTAATAGGGGATTACCTGTAGTTGAGTGGAGGACACAGAAAGATAAGATCGCTAGAGCGCATTCTGTCTCTCCTTTAGTGAAATCCGGCATCTTCTGGGTTCCTATGCCTGATGGGGACGATCATACTGCTCAAAAGAGTATGGATTATATATCGACTATATGCGCCATGAGCTCGATGGATAGTTTGGATGTATTCACGAGTGGGCTCATGTACATGAGAGATGAAAACCTGCTTATAGGAGACAACTATACGACCACAGAAGATGAATTCTACTACGAGCAGGAAGAGGGAGACGATTACGAAACCCGTGGATCTTACGTAGGAGCTTTATTGGGATAAATAAGTATTGCCTTTCCCCCTTCTATAGGCTACAATATTTACATAAAACATCACTTATATAGGGATTCTTCGCATGAAGATAGACGATATCGAAGAAATGCGTCTTTTAGACACAATCGAGAATGACGATGGCTCATTAGAAGCTATCTTTGGAGATGATGCTGACGCGTTGAGCGAATACTCTCCTGAGGCTCTAGCTCATGATTCCAATTTAGCGGAATACCTTTCTGATGAAGACTTAGAAGAAATCTCTTCGAAGACACAAGAAAGATATGAGAGCGACCTTTCTTCGAATAAAGAGTTCTTCGATTTCATTAATCAACAATTACCCCGATTAGGCTTAAAGATCGAAAGAGTCAATGAGCCCTTCCCCGATGCTTCTCCTATTGTACACCCTCTCATATTAGAGAATGCTATTAAGAGCCAATCTAAGATTATGGGAGAAGTGTTCTCAGGTAAGAACCTCGTAGATGTATACGTGTATGCAACCGCAGATGAAGAAGTGCAGCAAAGAGCCAACTCCATCCGAAAGTTCATGGACTGGCAGTACCTCGTACAAATGCCTGAGTATATGGACGAGACAGAGCAAATGGTCCTTCGTATGCTCCTTACGGGGAATACCTTTAGAAAATATTCCTATGATGTAATCAATGATAGACCCAAGGCTTACTCCCTATCGGAAGATCGCTTCATCATTAACTCCACAGCTAAGACCCTGCACAATGCTGACTTCCATACTGAGATCATCAGTATGCCAAGACACACTTATGAGGGCCTTAAATTAGCGGGGGTATTTAAAGGCAACGAAGATGATGCGGAATATAACTTCCTTGGTGCTCAGTCAACAGAAACGGAACAAGCGATTGCAGATGTAACCGGAGATGCTCAGGGATATGAGCACGACACCGCAACCGAAGATAGCATTGAGTTATTGGAGCATCACTGCTACCTAGAATTAGAAGAGGAACTTGTGGGTGAAGACCGCCTTTTGCCTTATGTGGTTATTAAAGAAGCTGAGACTGGTAAGATCAAATCCATTCGAAGAAATTGGAGAAAAGCTGATACGAAAAAGCAAAAACGTAATTGGTATGCTCACTACAAGATGCTTCCGGGATTAGGGTTCTATGGCTTAGGATACTTACATTTATTGGGCAACTTCCAATTTGCGTTAACCCAGATTGTACGCTCCCTTATTGATGCTGGCCAATTCACTAACCTTCAAGGCGGTTTCCGTGCTAAAGGCGTTCGGTGGACTAAAGAAAGCAAGATGCCGATTAGACCGGGTGAATTTAGAGAGATTGAAACTCAGCAAAGACCGATCAATGATGTTATATATCCTTTAAACTTTAAAGAACCTTCTCAAGTATTGTACGCACTATTTGAGTTCCTTGATGCAAGAGCACAGAAGTTTGCTGATTCGTCTGAACAGATCATCGCTGATTCCACTAATTATGGGCCTGTCGGCACGACGGTAGCTCTCTTAGAAGCATCCACCAAGTTTATGAGTGGTATCTTAAAACGCTTCTACGGATCTCTGAAAGACGAATTTAGAATTCTGTATGAATTGAACTACGATACTCTGGATGACCAAATGACGTTCTTTGTAAAAGGGGAGACGTTTAAAGTAGAGAGAGACTTCTTTAGTGGTGCTGTAGATGTCGTTCCTGCGGCTGACCCCAATATGAGCTCTACAGCGCATAGGCTGAGTATCAGCAATGCGAAATTACAAGCAGCCCTACAAGCTCCTCAGATTCACTCACTACCCGCTGCTTATAGAGATTTCTACTCCAATTTAGGCATGGAAGCGGAAGAAATTGATGTGCTCTTACCACAACCCCAAGAAGCCCAGCAATCAGACCCTATGTCTGATGTTATCGCCGCATCTCAAGGGAAACCAATTAGAGCGTTTAACGGCCAAGATCATGATGCCCATATTGCCTTCAAGACATCCTTTATGAATGATCCCCAAGGAGGTAAGAACCCTCTTCTACAAACTGTTCTTCCGGCTCTTCAGGCCAATATCGCGGAGCATCAGTTGATGAAGTATACCGAAAGACTGAGCGCGGCGATTCAGGGAACTGATACGAGTGCTGTTGGAATGGAAAGAGCAGTTGCGCAGGCTGCAGAAACCCTTAAAGGGCTAAGCCAATTAGAAGCCAATATGAATGATCTTGCTAAGGGTGATCCTACGGCTTTACTTGCTATGGCTGAGGTTAAGAATGCCGAAACGAAAGCTCAGGAAGCCCAAACAAAAGCGGTTCTGGGGTCTAAGAAGGCCGAACATGACGAGCAGAAGCTCGAAATAGAGCGCCTTAAATTAGGCCAAAAAGATAGCATAGATCGTACTAAAATGAAAGCCGATATGATTACCCAAGATAAGAACCAAGGCTTTACCCTCGTTACTAAAGCGATGGATCTTGCGAACTTAATGGACAGCAAGAATTAGACTTGACTTTACCATAATCTTGTGACATTATCTAGTTATAATGCAAAATCAACACTTAATCAAACAGAGATCTCCCGAGCTATTGCTACAGGAGCTTAAATCTGAGCTTAAAGCTCGTATGGAAGAATACTTGGTTATTGTTAAGGATGTGCGATCCGAAGATAAAGATAACCTACGTGCTCGGTGCTCACTATTCGCATATGAGGATGTTTACTCCCTTATTGTGGCAATGGAAGAAGAAGAGTACGTAGACGTAGAACCCAATTATGGTGGAGACTGGCCTAATGACTGAAGTCACAAAACTTAATCCTTTAGAGACATTTGATAACGATACCCTTGACATCCCCGTAGATGTGCCTGATATGGGGAATACGCCATATTTGCTGATATACCCCGTTACAGTGGAAGCAAAAACTAAGGGCGGATTGATCTTAGACGAGGCTCATTTAGACCACGTAGAGAAGCTGATGTCCTTTGGTAAGGTTGTTGCGAAAGGTAAACTTTGTTACTTAACGAAAGCCGCTCATAACCCCGTTACTGGGGAGTATATGCATTGGTGTAATATTGGAGATTGGGTTGTTTGGAATAGATTATCCGAAGCCACCCCTGTTATTTTTGATTCCAAAAAATTCTGGGTAATTCCCGATATCAATATTTTATACACCGTCGATGACCCCCGAAGAATTGATCCCCGCTATAAAGTAATTGGATACAATGGAGAGAATGAATGAATACAAAACCTATTAAAGCAAAAAAACAACGCGATCCTTCTTCAGAAGAAGATGAAATTCTGGCGATGATGTCCGATGAAGATGGTGACTCACATCGTGAATTTTCAGAGATTGAAATTGATTTAGATAACCCCGGTAACAGCCAAATCCTTATTGATGAGAATATGAGTGATGACGAGTACGTGTCCAAGAACACACTTAAAGATGAGGATTTCGATATTGAGGGTGAAGAAGCCGTAGATGAAGAAGAAGTTCCAACTAAGAAGGAAGCAGCTAAGAAAGAGGACGCTCCGAAAGAGGTTGAATCCGAAGAAGTTAAAGCCCAGAAATCGCGCTCTCAGGATCGCATTAGGGAGTTAGCCCGTCAAAAGGACGAAGCCGTTAAAGAAGCTAAGGAATCGAAAGCGCGTGAATTAAACCTTCAATTAGGCTATGCTAAGCAGATGTCCGCAAGGTATACTAACGATATCTCGATCTTCGAGAAACAACTTAAAGAGGCGATGCAAGAAAATGATGCTGATGCTTTTATTGCTGCTCAAAAAGCGCTTAATGAAGCACAAGCTTCGAAATCTCAGTTGGATAGATTTCTGGAAGATGCGCCAAAGCAGACGGATAAACAGAATACGCCGCAAGAACGGATTACCCCGAAAGATGTTAAAAGTCAAGCGGATCTCCCCGAAGTGGCACGTAATTGGCTTGAGATGAAGTCGGATTATTTAGATCCAGATAAATATAAAGCCTTGCCTTTGGATGTCCGTAAAAAGGTATTACCAATTAGACAAGATACGTTCAAGATTTCTAACGAGCTGAGAGCCGAAGGATATAGCACTGAAGATTCCTCCTTCTATGAGGAACTTGATTTGCGATTGTCTCTAAAACATGACATTTATGATGATCTTGCGTTATTGGGATTAGATGTGCTAGACTCAGATATTGAAGAGACTAAGAAATCTTCCTCGTCTGGCGAGACGTTAAAACCGATTGAAAAAGCCAAAAAAACTACATTGCCGATCTCGGCTTCTACTGGCTCAATCTCACCCTCTAAATCGTCTAAAAAAGGTCCACTTCGCGTATCGATTACTGCGGAGCAGAAACAGTTCTATAACGACTATCTTAAACATAGACTGTCGTTTAATGACTATGTTAAGCAAATCGCCTTAGATAAACAACAATACCCAGATGATTAATAGGAGAAGAAAATGAGTACAGTAGAAATTAAAGAAACTAAAGCCGTAAGAACACAGCGTAAGACAGAGCGGATGTCCCGAGCGAATTACCGCACGATGGGAAACTTGCAGATCCCCGAGCCGTTAGAATCCTACTACAAAGAAAAGGGCTTTAGCCTTCGTTGGGTACGCTGTATAGATCCCAAGACACGGGGATTCGATAATGGCAAAGCTACCTATATTCTTGACATTGGTGGTGGCTTTGTTTCTCCAAAAGAGCTACGGAGCATCGCTCCAAGCTTTATGGCGGGTTTGACTCGATATGATTTTTCCGATGACATGGCGTTTGAGGAAGATGAAAAGCGCGACGCAACGGGTGTCCGGTATATCGATGTAGTATTGATGAAATTGCCATTGGATTATTTGGCAGAACGTCGAGAGGCTATTGATGAACAAACACAGGCTCAGCTTGAAAGCGCGTTCCAGCATACTAAAAAAGCTGGTGGTAAAGTAAAATTACAGGCTCAATCAGGCTACATGAAAGCGGGTGCTAACGGAGAAACTTTCTTCAGTTAACCTAAGTAGCTTTCGCAAAGAAAAGAAGCCGAAGGAAAATCCCAATGTCCTTCGGTTTTTTATTAAGTAACTATTGGGAATATTTTCAAAGGAGAAATGTTATGTCCGGTTATGTCGGTTTTAACAGTAATGGTAGATCATCGAACGGGCAGCAATCCGTTCCTGAATTTACCGAATTTGAAATTGCTGATGCGTATGCTACAGCGATTTATAATGGTGACCCAGTCACTCTGTCTTCGGGTACGTTAATCTTGGGAACAAGTTCATTGACCCCTGTGGGCGTATTGCGCGGGATTCGCTACATTGATGCTCTCGGCCAAGTGCAACGCTTAAACTACTACCCAGCTTCAACAACCAATACTGGTACGTTGGATTTTTCTGGCGGGGTAACAGGTAACGTAGTCGCTCTTGTAGAGATGGCTCAATCAAACTCGTTTACTATTGATACTTCAGGTGCGGCCATTACCCAAGCGGCGATTGGTAATACTTTTCAATTGGCGAGTTTAGGAGTTCAATCGGGTATTTCAGGTAGGTCGGCTGCTACAGTCAACTTGGCTTCTGCTGCTACGGTGGGTACTCACCTTGGTAGTGTTCGCGTTCTTCGTATTGCTCCTATTCCGGGTAACCAAGTTATGGGTCAAACGGGCGCGACAGTTGAAGTACAGTTCATTGAATCTCTCGGCGATGCGACCTAATAGGAAAGGAAACTAAATTATGATTAATCGTTCTTTAATCGTTCGTCAATTGCGCCCCGGCTTAGCTGGTGTGCTTGGTACGAGCTATAACCAATTTGCTAATCAGTTTAAGGATATCTATGAAATCCGTACTTCTGAGAAAGCACAAGAAGAAATGGTCATGACCTACGGCTTAGGTCTGGCTCCCGTCAAGTCTGAAGGCTCGGCTGTTATGCTTGATGACATGGGCGAACACTATGCTAACCGCGCCGATCATGTGACCATCTCGATTGGTTTCGCGATCACCGAAGAAGCTATCGAAGACAACTTGTATAAATCACAAGCCATGTCGAAAACAGAAGCCTTAGCACGTTCAATGGGTCAAACCAAAGAAGTCCGCGCTACTGCCCTGTTGAACGGTGGGTTCGCGGGTACGACCTATGGCGACGGTGTGGTTCTGTTTAGTGCGTCACACCCGGTTATCGGTGGTGGAACTGCTCAATCGAACACGGCTGCTGCGGATATGTCGGAAGCTGCATTGAAAAATGCGTTTGTCGCCATCCAAGGTTGGCAGGATGATCGTGGTTTGAAAGTTAACGTGTTGCCTCGTAAATTGTTGCACACCGTTAATGATAAGTTCGTGGCTTTTGAAATCCTGAAATCGGATCTCGCAACCACATTGAACGGTTCGACAAACGCGAACAATATCAACTCGGTGAGAGCCTCAGGCATTTTCCCGGACGGTTCTGTGATCAACAACTTCCTCACAGATACAGATGCTTGGTTCATCAAAACCGATGCTCCTCAAGGTTTGGTCATGTGGAATCGTCGTGCGATGAAAATGCGTATGGATTATCAAGATCCGTTCACAGGAAACATCATCTGCACCGCCTCGGAGCGTTATAGCTTCATGGTCGGCGACTGGAGAGGTGTTTACGGTTCTGCTGGAGCCCCATAAGCGACTTCAAATACAATACAAGGAGCCCCTCTTCGGAGGGGTTCTTTTTTATCTATTGCAAGAGCTATGCCCGTGGTATATAATTAACCACATAAAACCATTTCATCTTCTCCCTTCGAGGTTATATATGTCCGTAACATCCACTCC